TCCAATTCGTGAATTTGTGAATTTCTCAAACGTCCGCGCTCGCCGGCCGGCGCCGCCGGCAGACTGCACGTTGGCCAGGTCCACGCTTCGGCTGTCACGCCGAGCCGCTTCCGGCGCGCGTCCTGGTCCGAACTTGTTGGAAGTTGCTACTTGATCAGCGCGAAGCCCGAGCGCCGCAGGCGCGCGTCGACCTCCACCAGATCGGCCGCGCGATCGTCATCGTCCTGATCCGCGGCGCCACCGTCAGCTCCGTCGTGGTTGCATCCCGGATCCGTGCAGTCGGCGTCGCTGCAATGCGCGCAATCGCCGACCTGGCATTCCGGACAGTCGCACTGGCAGCGAGTGCCGGCGCCGATCTGATCGCGTTGCTCCGGTGTGAGACCCCAGGCCTTTGCTTCCTGGTCGCTGACCTTGACGCCGTACTTTTTGCAGAGATTGACGAGTTTCTTCCAGGCATCCGCCTTCTTGTCGGTCGGGATCTTCTTGGTCTGATTGAAGCGCGCGAGCGCGTTGCGGAGATGCGATTTGATCTTCGCGGTCGTCTTGAACTTCCACGGCAGCGCCCAGGTCGCCGGCTTCTGCGGATCTCCGACGTAAACAAAGCAGTCGCTGGTCAGGTCCTCGCTGTCGACGCGCTTGGTCGGTTTCGAATCGCCGCGGCCGGCACGATCGCCATCGTCCTGCATCGTGTGATCACAGTTTTCTTCGTCGCCACAATTCACCATGCACATCTCGCACTCTTCATGGTCGCCGCCGTAGCAGGCGCGGCATTGGCAGGAGCACTCCTGGCCGTCGGCCGCGCGCGCGATCGCGAGCGCGTGACGCAGAGTGACAGGCAGACCTTCGATCGCCATCACGGCCGAGCGCATCTCCGATCGAGCGGCGACGCTGGTGCCGGTGTAGGCGGGATAGGTGACAGGCCCGACGTCATAGAGCTGGTCGATCTCATCGATCTCGCGCGTCGAGACCTGCTTGCCATCGGATCCTTTTTCGTCGCGCCAGGTTTGTTTCGAGACGGTGAACGCGAAGCTGCAGCCACTGACGTCGCCGCGGTCGACGAAGGCCTGCACGTTCTGGCCGACCGTGGTGCGGAGATCGAGATCGTTCTCGAAATGCAGGCCGTCGCTGTCCTCGTTCATTCGCAGCGTGTTATTCGTCGAGCGGCCGAGGACGTTGTCGGCGTCATGGTTGAAGAGGCAGCGCGTGTCCTGCTTCTCCTGGAGGACGCGCTGGAAAGCGCCAGGCGTGATGCGTTCGACGATGCGGTACTTCGAGTCCTCGTAGAGCACATAGTCCTGGCCGAACACTGCGCCGTATCCCTCGATCGCCGGCGTGTCGCCCTTTTTGGCGCGCACCTGTGCGCCCTTCACAAATCGACGTTCCAGTTTCATGGCTGTGTGACCTCGGTTTCGGTTTCTTTTTTCGCGGCCGCGGTTGCGGCGCTGCGATACGCCTCCACGGCGATCGCGCGGACGGCGCGCAAGAGCTCGCGCTGACAAATAGCCTGCAGCTCGCCGTTAGCCGAGGCCCAGGCCTCGTTCTGCGAGCGGTGGTGCATGGTTTCGACGTATCCGACCATGAACTTCGAGAACACGAAGGTGTCGCCGGCCGGCTCGGTATGCAGCAGCTCCGCGGCGTGGCGCTCGAGCTCCTCGCCGATGCTGGTCAGGACCGGTAGAAAAATCTTCCGGAAGGTGCCGATATCGCTGTCCGATCGCGTGCTAAAGCGGCCGAAAGCATCGACAAAGAGGCGAGAATAGGCGCGCACGACGCGTTGAACGAGGCGTTGGCTGTACTGGCCCCCGTTATCCTGGCCGCCGCCGCCTGCGCTTGGCAGCGCTGGTGTCTCGTAGAGCTGGTCGACCGGCGCCATGTTGATCTGCATCCAGGTGACGTCGGCGCCAGGATCCTTTAGTGGATTCTCGCCGAGGCGCTCGCGCGCATCGTTCGGAGCCCACACGCCCCATTGCACCATCGCCTGAATGAACGTCCGCAGATCTGCGGCCGCCGGCGTGACCAGAGGCCAGGTATCGAAGCCGATCCCGAACTTTCGGCCGGCATTGCGGCCGACAGAGGCGTGCGGAAGCATCTTGCGACGTGTTTCCTGGCACCAGCAGGTCAGGTCCGGCCGCAAAGAGAACGAGAGGAACTCCTGGCCGATCTGCTCCACATTCGCCCGGCTGGTTTTTTCGGTGACACCGATCATGTGAGGCGGAACGTTTCCCATCACGCGGCAGATCTCGGCAATCTGAAAGTTTCGCGTGTCGATGAATTGCGCTTCGTTCGGCTTGGTCGACGTCGGCGTGTAATCCTGGCCGCCCTGCAGGATCAGCGGCCGGTTGACGTTCTCGCCGCCCCAGGCCTCTTGTACTTCGTTTCTGAACTTGTCGAATTGTTCGTTTGGCAGCGTGCCAGGAAGCTTGAAGATCCCGTATCCGAGCGCACCGTTGCCGAAGAACTTCCCACCGAACTTCTCAGTCGCGAGCGCGAGGCCGATCGCATTGCGCGCGAGTTGCACGGTGTCCTGGCCGATCCGGCCGTCGAGCGAAAGACCTGGCAGATGGATCATGTCCGCCGGCAGAATGCCGCGCTCGCTGGAATGTCCATCGTTCACGGTTTCATCGACGTCGACGACGCTGAACGTTTCCTGGCCTTCGGTCGTTGCATAGAACAGATCTCCCGGCCGCACGAGCTCGCCCGCGATCGTCATCTTCTGATTCGCGCGCCGCAGTTTCATCTTGGCCGGCTGTCGAGGCCACATGGCGACGATCCGGTTTCCGCCATCGCGCTGGAGTTCGATGTACCCGTTGCCCCACAGCATGCGGTGCGCCTGGACGGTGTTCCGCATCGTGAAGCTCGACATCTCAGGATTCGGCTCGTCGTGCAGCAGGTCCCAATAGTCGTGATCGATCGCGATCCGCCGCGAATGACGGCCGTCGCCGTTGACCATCTTTTCGAAGATCTGCCAGTCGAGTGCTGCGATCGCGCCAGCTTTCAGCGCCACGCACGCGAGAACCGTCGTCACCTGCAGCGCCGTCATCTCCGAGACGCGGATGCCGCTGTCGGTGCGGCCGCCGTTGAAGATGTCGAGCAACCACTCAGCGGGGAACGAGAGCGGTGTCTGCGGATTCTCGAGCGAGGTTCTGAATTCTGCGAGCAGGCCCATTGGTTAGTTTCTCCGCCGGATGCCTCGGATAAAGGCGCTCAGGAGATCGAGCAGCGGTGGCAATGCCAGAAACGCGCCGGCAGCGATCAGACCGAACGCTGGCCGCGGGTGAAAGAAGCCGAAGCCGAGGGCGATCGCCGCGGCGCCGAGGAAATACATCCGGTCGCTGAGCTTTTCTTGGCGCTTTTGTCTTTCCTCTTTCGTGGGCGCCGGTTTCGGCATCGGTGTCGGCTGTGTGCTCATAGTCGATAGCATCGTGGCCGGTCCGGGATCGGGTGCGCGTCGGCCGCGGCCTTGGCGAGCATGAAGGCAACCATGCCGTCGATTTTCTTCGGCGAGTTCGCGTTGCTCGGTTTCACTGGTTTCTTATTGCCGGCCGCGTCCTGCAGCACGACCAGGTTGTCGGCCATCCAGGTCAGCACGGGATTGTTGCCGTGCTCGAAGTCGCCGGACCTGATCATTCCGAGGACCGCGTCGACGGGATCCGTCATGGAAATGAAACCTTGCCGGTGTCCCTCGAGTTTCAGTCCGTCCGCCTGCAGCTCATTCACGAGCAGCAGCGCGCGGTAGGGATCGAATCGAACTTCCCCGATCATGTACTGACTGGCGCGCATGTTGAGATCCCTGCGGATGTAGCTGTCGTCGCGGACGTCGCCTGGCGTTGCGAGAATGAAGCCCTGGTCGCGCCACAGCTCGTACGGGATCCGGTCGCGCTGAGTTCGAAGCGCGACGCCGTTTTCAGGACAGTAGAAATAGGGCAGCACCACGGCCTTCGGCACGCCCTCTTGCTTTGGGAAGAAGTCGACCGTCGCCGTGAGGTCGTCGGTCGAGCCGAGATCGACGCCGGTGAAACAATGCCGGCCGCGCAGTTCCTGCATCTTGCGCGCGCGCCAGGCTACGTGATCTTCGGCGCCGGCGCCGCCGCATGCGGCCCAGGCCTGCGTTCCGATCGCGCGCACGTCGGCCTGCGTCCACATGCAGAAGTTGAGGCGCTTGACGATGTTTTCCTTCGTCGGCATCGCCACGGCCTCGGTCACTTGTTCCGACAGATATTTTTTCTGGATGATCACGCCGAGGCCAGGATTCGCTTTCACCCAGGTGTCCTCGTCAAGCCACGAGTCGCAGTTTGCGCATCCAGGGTTCGGCTGCAGATGGCCGAGCCGATAGCACTCTTCGCACGCGTCGAGATGGCAGACGAACGCGTAGTGGGAATCGTTCTCGAGTGTGCCCTCGAGGATCTTGCGCGAGTACTCGTGGTAGTAGTAGCAGACGCTCTCGCGGTCGCTGCCTGAGTTCGTAATCAGGAAAATCAGCGCCTGGCGCCGGCCTTTGGTGCCGGCGCGCATCTTGTCGACCACGACCGGACTCGAATGCTCATGCACTTCGTCGATGCCGACGAAATGCGGCCGCTTGCCGTCGAGGCCGCGCTTCTCTGACGAAATCGGCCGGCAGAACGAATGACTCGCTGCAATGCTCAGGTTGTCACGGTGTTTGCGGATCCGCTTCTGCAGGGCCGGACTGTTGTCGTAGATGATCTCCGCGTCGCGAAAGGAAATCTTTGCTTGCTCCTTCATCGTCGCGGCGAAGTAGACCTCGGCTTCGCGTTCGCCATCGGCCGCCAACGCGTACAGACCGAGACCGCCGACCATCGGCGACTTGCCGTTGCCTTTGCCGATCTCGAGGTACGCGACGCGGAATCGACGATATCC